ATGAACGCGCTTGCGCATGATATTGAAGATGAAATCGACTTGGTGCTCACCTACCACAACGGTGACACGCGAGCGGCGATCAAAGCCTTGCTGGAGGATCGCGAGTTCTTGGCCCAGCAGATCGCCATAGCCAGCATGGCTGTCAGCCAAGGCTATACCCGAGGCTGGAAGCCAACACTCTTGAAATGAGAACGCCGCTGCGAGAACTGCGCCCGCGAAACGTGGTGCGCTTTAGCTGTGCCAATTGCCGTCACCATCTGGAAAAGACCGCCCCGCTTATGGCTGCGCGCTTCGGAGAGTGGGTTACGCTCGAAGAGATCGAGCCACGACTGGTTTGCAGCAAATGCGGCAACAGAGTGGGCAACTTCATCAGCTATGGGCTGCCAGACAAATGATGCAGCTGAAATGGGAACGAACGGTCATCGGCGGACAGACGCGCCCCGGAGACTTCATTGCATATACGGACTGGGGCGATTTCTGTCGCATCCTGAGAAGCGATTTCGGCCCCGACGCGGGAACTTGGAAATGGGCACTGGTTTGCACCCGAAGCCCCTTTCAGGCTCTGCCCTGCGGCGTCTGTGAGAACAGGGAAGAAGTCGTCACCCTTGTAAAAAGGATGTTTGAAGAGTTGTGGCGTAGGAAGCAGCTGGAATTTAATCGGCCATTCATGTGGAACCATGGAAAGTGCTGGTATAAATGAGCGGATACAAAAATGACAACGCCCATGTTGCGAAAGCCGGAAGTCTGTTCGTGCATCTTTGCGGTTCGAAGGGATGCACCGAATGGGGATCGTTCGGCTACAAGACGACACATGGCCAGCTCTGGTTTTGTCGCGCGCACAAGCAGGAAGGCGAGGACGCGCTGACTGGACGCCGGAAATAACGGCGCTATGCTCTTCACAACGAGGAGGAATCTATGTGCGGACGATTCACCCAGAATTATACGTGGGCTGAAATCCACGCGATGTACATTCTGGTTCCGGCAACGCCGCGGAACCTGCAGCCTCGATATAATATCTGCCCCACACAACAGGTCGGCGTCGTTACTCGGGATGGTGACAATCTCACCTATTCCGAAATGCGGTGGTGGCTCGTGCCGAATTGGTGGAAGAAGGATTTGAAGAGCGTTCCGGCCACCTTCAATGCGCGAGCTGAAACTGTCGCTACCAAGCCGATGTTCCGGAACGCATTCAAGCGAACGCGGTGCCTTATACCCGCGAGCGGTTTTTTCGAGTGGACCGAAGAAGATGGCAAAAAACTGCCTTGGTTCATATCGGCCAAGGACGATCGCCCGCTGACCTTTGCAGGACTGTACGACACATGGCAGGATGACAAAACCGGCGAGAAGGTCCAGAGCTGCACGATTATCGTCACGTCAGCGAATATGTTCATGGGCGAAATCCACGACCGCATGCCCGTCATTCTGGACGAGAAAGACTGGAAGCCTTGGCTGGCCGAGCCGCGTCAGGATTTGCTTGTTCCTGCGAACGAGAACAAGCTCCAGGCATGGCGGGTTTCCACGAACGTCAATGCCAGCCGGTATATGGGTGACGATACGATGAAGCCCATCGATGGCGACTAGCTGGACGGCTCCAATCCCCGCCCTACCTTCGTCAAAAATTGAGGAAGGGCGCCTATGGCAAGTTCAAAGAAAATCTCCGGTCCGAAAATCGACGGCAAATATCCTGACCGCAATATTGACTGTCAAACGGCAATCGCGTTCCGCGTCGTTGAATTGATTGAAGAAGCTGAAAACTCCGGCTGGACGGCCATCGAGGCCGCGAAAGCTATCCAAGAAGTGTCACGCGGACTGTTCGTCGGACACGCCGGCAAGGACCGAAACGAATAAATGGGAACAACTAAGACGCTACCCCGCCTTGAATGATGGGCGGGGTTCTTTTTTGAGCGAATGGGGCTTTCGTGATTTGTATTAACGGCTAATAGCGCTCAAGGTTAACCAATAGTTGTGGGGGTTTCTACTAGCGCAAGCTAAAGGGAGACCAAAATGCCGTTTTTTAGCGAAGCGAGCCGCATATATAATCCTATTGAAGTGAATTTCATGCGAAGCTGCTTCAGTCACGCTTCGACCATACTTGAAGAAAGCGACCAAGATTACTCCGCTGCCGACCTGGCATCGTGCACTATCATGCTTTACCATAGTGGGCGCAGAGATCACGCTTATCTCAGTGAGCTATCAGCGCGGTTGGCCCACCACCGGTTCGAGAGACGCCACGAAATCGAACAATGTCCAGCTGCCAACAGCAACGGCCCAAAGCGGATGGCTCGTGCGCAATCCGTTGAATACGATCCATTCGCCTAAGCGGGAACAAAAGATCGAAGTTAGAGTTTCACGCGAGGCAGACTAACTAACTGCCACGGCGCCAGCACATCCTGCACCACAACGTCGCTGACGCAGCCCTGCCGTTGCTCGCCCTTCGGCAGGGCAAGTTCTTCGGGAGGGGAATATGCCTTGGGGAAAACCAGTAGACGTCCAGCTTTACGGTATCGGAAAATATCGCGTGGTACCGGATACGCCGACAGCAGCGCGATGTCTGTTGAACGATTGGCCTGAAGATGGGCGCGGAAAGGAATATGAGGAAGCCTTGCAGGCTTGCCTGGCCGACCTTGAAGGGCTGCCGAACACCGCCAGAAAATCCTTCGTGAAAGCCGCCAAGGCGGCCGGACTGACAATACGGCCCTGCCAGTGGCACTGAGATCGTTCAGGCTATGCGAGACGCTCTGGACGATAGCGCACGGTCAGAAATGCAACCCCATGACCGAGCGCGGCCCCGACTACTCCGGGAAGAGTGTCGGGGCTATTTCAGATCATCTGACTTAAAATTAGACAAGTGGTGGCACTGCAAATTGCAGCAAAGATGACAAACTTCGGCAACGATAACTGTTCAATCCATCTGATCGCCCAGATACGCGGAGTTTCGACTGAATTTTTATTGTTCATTTTCCCCTCCCTTAAGAGAGGGCTTTTATCATACGGTCAAAAACCGTCATCACCTTCTTTAGTTTATACCCGCTCTGCTTCACTGCTTGAAACGCTTGGTAACGATCTCAAAGAGGGCGTCCGATATCCACATTCCGCAGGCTCCGACGACAAATGCGGCGGCATGAAGCCCCGCATTTGACCCATCATCGGGCGGCAAAGGGAAATGGACGGCATTCAAATAATGCATAAGCGGTCCGGTCAGGTAGCCCGCCGCCAGCGCTCCGCAGATTGGCGAAGCAATCGTTTCCCGCACAGTATAGCGCTTACGGGATAGTGCCCGCAGAGCACCACCAGCAAATCCGGCAATCACTACGGACATTTTGAGCCCGAATTCGTCTAACGGCCCGTTCATTTCCAGCAGCCCCGCCGTTTTCCGTTTTCATCGTTACCCTCGACCCGCTCCGCTGCCGGCCGGTCCACTTTGGTGAGCGCGACCAGACCGGCAGGCGATAGGTTATTCTGCCTCCAGCCCGCGCAGCTCGTCGCACTGGTCGAAGGACAGCCCGCGACGACGAAGGGCAAGAACACAAAAATCATAATCCGCAAGCCCGCGTAGTTTTTCATCGTCCTTGCCCCTTTCCTTTTCGGCTTTGACGGCATCGCGTAGTTGCTCCGAGACAGCTTCATGACGGCCTTCGCGGTTCCCGACCAGATAACCGCCGCCGAAAATGACGACAGCCACGATAAGGAAAGCCAAGACCAACTTTAGCCATGACGGGATAAGTGCCCAGATCATGCCTCTTTCCTCACCCGCTTGATAAAGAAGTACAGACCGACGCCGACAAGAGCGACCATTGCCAAAGCGAGCGCCCACTGCATCGGGCCGGAACCGTCAGCCATTGCGCCGACACCGGTAATAAGCCCGCCGAGCGGCCCCCAGGCTTCAGGTTTCTTCAGTACCTCTTTCAAGGACGTATCAGACTGAACGGCCTTGCCTGTCGGGACCTGAGGCACCGGTGAAGGTACGGGAGCACTGTCACGCGAGAATGCCAGGGCGCGAGAACGGACCCGCGAGACACGGGAAGTCCAGCCTTTGCCAAAGGTTGCGAAGGTTCCGAGACCTTTCAGCCACGCCAGACGCGCATCGCACAGTTCATTGATGATCCGGTCTGCTGCCATCTTGCGCACGGCAGCGAGCGTCTTTGCTCCGATGACGCCATCCTGATCGACGCCGACGACCTTCTGAAGCATCTTGACGGCGCGGGCCGGGCCGGAGTGGATAGCGAAATCCAGCACAGCATAATCGACACCGGCGGGCAAATCATCACCGGCAACCTTGTTCCAGTAGTTCTCACGGTAGATATCCGTCGCCTTGGATTTGGTCAGCGCCTTCACCTCGGCTTTCGATACCTTCCCGCCTTCCCAGGCTGACAGCGTGGCAAGCGTGATGCCCATATTGGTTGCACCGCCGGGGTCTTGCGGATGGTCCACATACCCGCCCTCTTCCGAGAAGACATGCGGCATCGCTTTGGCAAAGGTTCCCTTGGCCATTGTGTTTTCCTTATTTTGTCTGTTGGATTGCGTGCCTGGAACTCGATGATGGAGTGAGGACACGAACGGTTTTTCTTGAGGAAACGTCTAGCGGTGGGTTGCTCAGCCAACGAGCAAGCGCCATTACAGCCGGACCTCTCCTCAAGACAAAGGTCGTTCAGTAAATGCTAGTAAGATGGTCAGGCTTCGGAATGGTATCGGTATTTGTGCTGATTGCAGGGATGCTGGGAGCGACTTTCCTGCTGCGGCCATATTTCATGCAGAGCATGGCGCTTCATCCAGCCGCCTACGTCGCCAACGGTATCGGTCTAGTCGTCGGTGCCGTTGCAAACCTTTTTATGGCTGCGGCTTTCAAGAAAATTTCAGCGGACACGTATCACAGCTTCATGGGTATTAGCATGACTGGTTGGTCTGTCATCGGCGCCGTCGGCGGGGTTGCGCTCGCGGTCTACGGCTGGACGCTTTAAGCGCCGCGCCAGCTGGTTGCATATTCCCTAGATTGTGAGATGATGAATACGCGCTGTTGAAGCCCCCGCTTTTCCGGCGCAACCTCGGCAGCCCCCGCGCCGAGGTTTTTTTTGGGCACGAGTTGAAATCTTAACAATCGTGCCTTTAATCTGAGACTGGGCGCCTATCGTCGCTTTCAGCTAGATTTCCCAAGGCGCCTGCCCCGGCTAATGAAACCTTGCCGGGGCTTTCCATTTGAATGAACATTCTCACTCCTCTTGGGTTGGCCCTTAAGGAGGTGCCAATGGGCTCATTCATTTACGATCACATCGAATGGATATTCTGGGCGTTCATGGCGCTAGCTGCAGCCATCGTTATAACAGTTTTCTTCTATTATGACGGGAACGGAAACCGGCCTTGAAAAACCGCCCTGAAGGCGGTGCGGTGTGTCGAACTAGCGGTGTCGGTTATGCCGGTGACAAAAGCTCTGCCACCCTTTCCTCGCCAAACAAATCCGTCGCCATCTGCATGAGCAGCGGCCATAGCTCGTGATCTGAACGGAATGTGTTGGCGGTCAGAAAGATTTGCCGGGTGCGGAATGGCTGCGCAGCCATGGCAGTTTCAACCTGTTCGGCTTCGGATGGAGACATGCGCTCCCAGAGCGTCACCGCAGGAATGATCGCGACCGGTTCGACGGAGGGCGGCGTGTATTCCACTACTTGCCCGTTTTCCCAACGCCGCTGACCGGGATTATCCACGAACTCCAGCCACTGATCATCCGTGATCTCAATTACGCCAACCGGAATATTCTCGCCGTGGATTTCCTCGCAATAGAACGCGGTCGGAAAGCCACTCCCATCAAACATGGCAAAATACTGCATGGTCAATGTCCCCACGCTTCCCAATATAACGTAACTACAACAGAGTTTCCGTTAGTGTGCCTAGTATATGCATTAAAACCAGTCAAATCTTCACCGCCAGTCATTACTATAAGAGGCGTACCCCCATTTGGCCTAGCGCCGATTGTTGCTAGCACCATACGAACAGAATTTGGAAATGCTATTGGAAATGTAACTCTTTCCCCGTTCCCACTCCAATATATGCCGCGTTGGATGATCGTCCCGCGAGTGTCTGGAAGCTTAACGTATCCACTGTTCGCACCGTCGAGTGTGACGCCACCCATCCGACTCCACATTGCCCCACCCGTTGCCTCGGCCAGAAAGGAACGAGCGAGCGACGAGATTGGCGACGTTGCAAATGTCTTATCGCCCGTCGAATAGATGATCCGATCAGCCACAAATGCCAGTGCCGCCAACGCAGAAAGCTTGTCGTTTGCCGGTTGCGCCGTCTGAATGCTGGCAATGATTTCTGCAAGCTTCTGGTGGTTGGCGAGAGCCGTTGCCGCGACCGCTGATGGCAACCACATCACGTAGGAGGCATTGGCAAGCGTAGGGCCAGCCCAAGCCGTGCGAAACTCCCCAGCAGCGTCAGTCGACAAGCTGGATACGAAATTGACCGCACCTGCGCCGACGACGATGACAAGAGCGCCTTCGCAGCCGCGCAATTTCCATGCCGTGCCAGTCCCGGTGAAAGCCTTTTGGCCGACCGTAACCGATATCTTGCCCGTCTCGTAAAACTCAAAATCATAACCTGCCACGGTGTTTCCTCCATGGGCGAAAGATGTAGATTGGACGTGATGTCAATTCAGCGTCGTGGCGCTGAGTATGTAATAACGTGCGCCGATGGGATCGGGCAGGTTGTAGGCAAAGCCACCGGACGACGTGTCAATCGTGGTGGGAGCACCGGGGCTTAGGTGGACGACGATTCTGTTTTGCTCGACCACCGTCACGCATGACTGATTGGTCGGCCGCCATGCATTGGTCCCCGGCAAACGCACATATTGGTGAAGGCCCTGTGTGATACGCTCGGGCCAATTGGCCATGACTTTCGGAAAAATGAACTGCCCGGAACCGTCGAACGGAATGATAGCTGCATGTGAGCCATACTGGCCATCGACCACGTTGGCGGTCGAAAACGCATCGATCGGTAGCCAGTCTTCTTTCATCACTCGCACAGATGGAAAGCGTGTATCGACCATAATGTCGTTACCGCTTGGGTTCTCGTCGCTCGATCCCGGCCGCTTGATCTGAATGTGACCGTTCGGCAGTCTTCGCATTACTTTTTTGCCACCAGATGTAAGCCCCTGTGTGCTGGTGGCATAGACCATGTAGCGAACCCGTACCGCATAGTCGCCGTCCACGCTGAAGGTGATGCCGTTCGCGTCGATCTGATAGTAGACCCGCAACTGCCGCCCGGTTTTGTTCGAGGAACGGTCAACGGCTGGAATCGTGAAATCCAGCCCGTCAAGCGCAATGATCGTATCCACGAACATTGTCTCGTGCAGGGGAAAGTCCGTTGTGCGCGGCACCCAGACGGCGGAATTTGCCGCGATCAAGTCGGTCTGTCCCATCATCACGCACATGCCGGGTAGACGGTTGCTATTGAAAATGCACTGTCTGGGGCCAGCGTTATCGACTGTAAAACCCCGCCGCGTCAGGATGGCCACATCCGGACGAATGCGCAGCATCTTCTGCCCTGGCACCGGTGGTGCATCTGGCGCAACGATCGGGACGTTGTTGGCGGGCAGATCCCACTGACAAACCAGAGCGCGGTAAAATCCGCCGCTATCGCTATTCGTAAGCGTGCAGGAATAGGGCGACGCATTGGTGTTTATGCGTCCCACCCAGCCCGAATAATTCAGATCAGGGTGGATGGTGCGATAACCGCGAATGCTGTTACCACCCGCGCCAGTGGCACCAGGCGTGACGCGAGTAATGTCCGAGTTATAAGAGCGAACCGTCTGTTCACGGCCTTTGTTACCGTCCGGGCTGTCGATATAGCCGATGCGAACGCGGCCCGCGGCATCCATCAGCTTGGCCTCGAATATCGGTATGATACCAAGATCGGCAAAGCGTTCAAAAATCTCATAATACATGAAGTACTGAGTGCTGAAGACACTCTGGGCGACCAATGCACGTCGAGCCCCAGATGCGCTCGGCCCTTCAATGATAAAGAGATTCCCGTTTGTCCCGTCAGACGGCGGATACGCTGCCGGATTGAACCCATTCGAAAAATAGAACTTGTCCCAAATATAGGACAAGTTCTGCGTCTCCGAGTTGAAGAAGTAACGGTTATAAGCGTCGTTGGCGAGCGTCAAAGCGCTGTCGGTATCATACTTCAATATTTTGAGCACGGCACCGACGCCGGGCTTGTGGCCCATAAAGAACTTTCCCATCAGAACGAAATCTCAAAATATGGTGTTTCACCCGAACCATTGATGTCCAGCTTGTCATTTCTAGAAAGCAGGCGATCAAACCGCACAGTGCCGATGACCAAGTTTGCGAGCTTGAGAATGCCGTTTTCATAGACGAACGGCAGGTTGGCAGCATTGCCATCCCAGATGACGAACTGGTCAGCGAGACTGAGAATGCGGCTCTTGACTGTCGATCCGTCTTGATAGACCTGAATAATTAGACCTGACTGGACAAAAGCATCATTCACCGATGCACGTGCCAATATGCTGATCTGTGAAAGTACTCCGGCAGGCGGAGGAACCTCCGCCCTGAATGAGATCAGCCCTCCGGCAGAAACGTTCCCAACCGTAGCCTCAACACCCAGAATAGCCTGCGCCAATGCAGACAAGCCATTCTCATCATCGTTTACCTGCGCCGATATTTGCTGCAGGCCCGACGCCAGAGCAGTAAGTCCCTTGCCGGGATCATCGATCTGCGCCTGCAGCACTGTCGTGATTTCGGCCAAGGCCCCGGTTTCGTCGGCGCGAACGCGCTTTTCATCCACGATCTGGGCAAAGGCGTTGCGGATCTGCTCCGTATAGACCTGCCTGTCCACGACGTTCATACCGGTGCCGATGGCCGCATCCATCGCGATGCGTTCAAGCAACTCGCGATAAAGGGTCTGAGCCTGCGTGGCTTCGGCGATTATTCCTTTCGCATCCTCTCCAATCTGAGCAAGTTCAGCCAAGACATCGGTATAAGATTGTGCAGGAGTTGTGACGTATTTCGGGGCAGACCAGGGAACCGTGCGGAACGGCTTTGTGACCAGTCGCGTCTCAACACCATATTCCGTACTCGAAAGGATACCTTCGGTTAGAGGAACCACGCTTTCGTCAACCGGCGCCTGCTTGAACATAACTGCAGTGGGTTGAAGTTTCGGGTAATAGCGAAACTCGACATCGGTGACGGTAACGTCTTCGATGGGATCGCGCTGCGTCCGGATCGCCGGAAATTTCTTGGAACCGGCGGCAACGATCAGCGGCGACAGGTAAAGGTTCTGCACTTCGCTCAGATAGTCAGGCGCACCGACGTCAGGCGTGATGACCGGAACTGTCGTAAACTGTGTCGGGTCGAAAATGCCATTGCCGACTTCCTGCACGCTCACATGTATATTGCGGGCGCCTTTTGGGCCAAGAGGCCCCAACTGACGCGTCAGTATCTGCAGCGTAAAACTCTGGTTATATTTTTTGGAGTTCCACTGAGCCCAACGACCGATGCGCGCAACATCAAGAAACTTCGGATGAAGCACGAATGCACCATTGGCCTGATAACGGCTGGCGCGAAATGCGATATCGGCCAGACGATCAGCGACCCGGACATCGGTGACAGCAGAAAAAGACAGCGAAACCGCCAAGCGTTCCCGGTCCTGCGCGATCGCATCTTGATTGATGCGGGTTGCCAGAGGTGAGGTCTGATAGAACTTGTCGGGGTCGACATACTTTCCCGACGTGGTATTCACCAGTTCAACATGCTTGCGCTTGAATGAAAACTTGAAGGATTCATCCCAGCTAATGTCGTCATCGGTAAAAGTGAATGCGACAGCCTGATTGGCACCGACAATCGGATATTGACCTGCAGCGTCTTCGACCCATGATGCCGCACAGGCTTCCCGAAGCGGTCGCATATTGGCTTCATGTGCTGCGCCATCGCCCGCGACCGCGATGAGCGAGGCGCGATATCGCCTACTGCCATCGGCCATAGTTTCATCGCAGATAGTCGCCGCCACCGTCCATTCGGAAATCTTGGAATCGAGCCGCGCTGCAGGCGTACCCTTGCCGACGATCAGTTCGGTTCCATTATAAATTCCCCGCTCGAGATTATACATCAGAACGACGGGGTTGTCGGAATAGACCCACGTTGATTGATCTTCCCACCGGCAATTGCCAGTACCACCCTTTGTGGAATCCAGACGCCAGTCATAGACCGGCGCCCCTTCGATCTCGAAGAAAGCCTGCCACGGTTGTGTGATGTCTTCCTTCTCGATTTGATAGGTGGCAATTGCATAGGCGATACCGGCGCCGCGATGATCGGCTGTCCATCGTGTCGGCGGGTTCGCACGCGCAATCAGGCCGGGATCGGCCTGCTGTGTCATTGTTCCAATATAGGTTTTGATCCAGAGTTCGGCTCCGCCAGGGCCTTTGCCAATGCCGGGTATGCGGTAACCCGCCTCGCCGGTCTGAGCGCCTTCGGCACTGACCCATTTCCCGTCATACATGATGCGCCTGATTTTCGTGATGCGAAAATCCGATAGACGATAGACGTCCTGTACCCGGCGATTTCCCTTGCTGAAACTGTTGCGGTAAACATGCTGGCCGGCCGTGCCCACGGTGCCAAGAATGACCTGGCGTGGTCCATCTTCACCATATGTCGTTTCAAGCTGGGAGGCCTGTGACTTCTGTTTCTGACGACCCCACTTGTCCAGAAGTGCATTCGCGACCATACCGAGGCCGAGACGTGCGACCCCTGCAAGCAGACCTGCGCCGCCGAGGAAGGACGCGGCGCCTGTAAAAAGGCTTCCAACAATTCCGATAACCGACGTGATGGGATCAGCGTGGGCCGCTGGAATGAGCGCGGTTGACCAGAAAAGCGACGCGAGCAGAATCCGTAAGCGCTTGCGCATCAGCGCCCGCCGATCTGAAAGGCCCGCGCGACATCAGTCAGCGGACGGAATACCAATCCGTGGTCGGCTTTGACGGCGAAACCATACTCGGTGAAGTAGCCGGCAGACAGCACACCATTGATCTCGATGACGCCAACGTCTCCCCGCCATGCCGACAATGGACCAATCGCAGGAAAGCGTTTCGCAAAGACTTCCTCGACCGTCTTGCATTTCCGTCGACGCATGGCACGCAACGCGCCGAGTTGATCCGAGTAGGTTCCGCGAATGGAGGAAGCGAGGTCTTTCCCGGTAACAGCTTCGATGGCGTCAGCAGCCGTGAGCAGGCAATCGCACACGCCCCATTCTGCAGGCATGCCAATATGTTTTTCGGTCGCGCACGCAAGGCGGCGATCCCAATCTGGTAGCCGGTTGAGTTTCATGGAAGAACCGTCGATGTATGAGGGGTCACATGGTGATTTCGTGCTTCTCGGTTTTCACCAGAGAGGCGTACTGGAAGAAGCGGTCGCCGGGTGAGACGATCTGCTGATCTTCATGAGATGCCGAACGGTATCCATCCTTGTGATTATCAAGCGCTGAAGTCTCGATATGGATCACAAGTTTCATCGAACGCTCGTCGCGCACGTGGTCGATCGTGTCGACATAGCCGTAGTAAAGCGGTTCAACGTGCAGCAGCTCGCGCGTGTCCGGATCAAAAAACGCATCAGAGATCGTCACGGGACGGCGCTTATATTCCTGCTGCTCAATCGTGGCCAGCTTGTCTTCCGTGTATCCGAAGTCAGCACGTGCCGGCATTTCGATAGTGAGCGGATAAGCAGCAGTGCCGAGACCGATTGCTATATCCTCGACACTAACCAACTGGTTGGCGTGATAGGTGATACCTTCGTAAGAGAACGAGCCCTTGCCATTCCAGACACCGTAAGTGCCGGTCCCCCATTGATATTTAATCATGCCCCGGATAACAGCCCGACCGTCTTCAAGAAGCTGTTGCAAACGTGATGGAAAAGCCATTAGCGCGGCACCTCTATCAACTGCCAGGACGCCACCGGAAATGCTTCCTCGGTAAGAGAGAAACTGTCGGCGACCATACGGGTGTTCATTTTCGGATTCTTCACGGTGACGACAGCGCCTACGGCAATATAGCTCATGATGGGCGGCCAGACCGCAACCGTCATGACGCCGCCAGAACTTGCAACACCACCTACCGTGACTTTATGCAGAGAATGATAGTCGCCTGTTGTAAGAGACAGATAATCGCCCTTTTGCATTTTCAGGCCTGCAACAAGCCCTGTGACAGTTAGATACTGCGCGTTCTGGATTGATTGCACTACGCCTGTCTTGGCAAGATGCGCATGGTTCGGCTGGCCCCAATATGCTTGCGGCAGGCAAACTGTAGTCGGCGTATAGATAATGGTCTGCATGCCGTTTCTGGCATCAAACTGGAAGCCTTCCACCAGCAATAGCTCTTCGGCCTTCAACGGGTCCGTAGTCATGGATACGGTCCAGAACGCATCAGCATATTCGATGAATGAGATTGCGCGTTGTCCAAATGCGGACATCGACACAGGCTCATTGAGCTTCGGCCGCGAGGGGCGATAGCCAACGTTGGGTAGCAGGATCGCAACCATCAGAGCATCCCCCGCATATGAAGTTCCTTGATATCTTCAGCAAGCTTCGGAAGACTGCGCTTGTTGACCTCTTCAATTGTCTTGCGAATGGTCGCCTCATTCCCATCCGAATTGCCCATATCGATCTGATAGACCGGCGAAAGGGTTATGACGGGCGAAGAGCGCTGTTCCTGGGGAGCTGATGGCAAATCAGACAAACGGAGATCGACCGGAATGCTGCGACCGTCAGGCAGAGGAACGGCTGCTTCCGTTCCTGCTTCACCGAAAATCGCGGGTTTGTCCGAGATGCCGCCTTTAGCATAGAGACCGATTCCGCCGTTCATGGCGATTGATTTTTGTCCCCCGATTCCGAGCAGGCCACCAATCAAGCCGCCGAGGCCCGTGTTTCCAGAGCCGCCGAACAAACTATTGAAAAAATCGGCATATGCGCCTTTGCCGGTTATGGCAGACTTCACAATTTCAATGGCAAGCTTTTTGAAGGCATCCGCGGCGTCTTCCGTCCCGGCGATAACGTTGCCAAGCGCATCGACAGCATCTGCCCCTAACTGATCCAATCCGTCTATGAAGTCTTTCTGGGCCTTGTTTACTCGGTCCTGCGCCGCCTTCTGTGCTTCAATAACGGTAATAAGTTCGGTGATGCGGTCCTTCTGTTCCTGCGTGGCACCGGCGCCCAGCTTGCGAATCTCGGTCGTTATTTTCTGCTGGGTCGCCGTCTGGCCAATCAAAGAATATTCAAGTTCGAGCGACTGGATAAGTTCGTCTGCAGCTTTCTTCTGCCGCTCTGCCTCCGAGATCGCTTTTGACCTGCTGCCGCCCTTCTTGCTCTTGCCGGAATCTATCACAATCTCGTCGAGGGTGATTGCGCCGTCCGATTTGGAATTGCTGGCATCATTGCGAAGCTTCAACAGTTCTTGAATACGGGCTTTTTCTTCGTCAATCGCTTTACGCTGACTATCGCGGTCCCGACCAAATACGCCCAGGAATCCGTTTTCGACATCGCCAATATTATCGAGATCGCTTCGTTGCTGGTTCAGCTGACGCAGACGCGATTCGAGAGCGCTAGTCGATCGGTCCTCGAAATCTTGAAACGTGCTCTTGAATACCAATAGCGCGTTATAGGCTTCCACAATGGCCGTTTTCAAAGCGTTCCCGACGGTGGTGACCACTGTATTAAAGGCAGCGTCAAGTTCTTGGGCGCTTCGCACCAACTCGTCATCCATGACCGCACCAAGCTGGTGGGCCTCCTCAATCGCACGGCGAATGCCGTCCTCGCCCTGGGCGATCAATTCAACAAACCGCTCGCCGGCAGTCCCGCCGAAAAGCTCGTCCATGACGCGAATTTGTGCTGCCTTATTAAGTTTCTGGACGCGTCCGATAATTTCAACGAAAAGCTGTGACGGTTCCTTCAGCCTGTTGGCAACGTCTTTTGCGCCAAAACCGAGGCGCTGAAACGCTTCCGATGCTGACCCCTTGCCAGTAAGTGCGAATTCATCCGCACGCAGGCTCAGTTCCTTCATGCCATCAATCATCGCATCGACGTCGATGCGGTTCTTTTCGGCAACGTATTTCATCTCCTGAAAGGCTTTGATTGAGATACCAGCCCGGCGTGCCTCACGATCGATGGCAGCAATGTCGCTGATAATCTCTTTGGCACCTTGCAGGCTCAGCCCAACCCCGAGCCCGGCGAGCGATGCTTTCAGAAGATTCATGCTGCGATCAATTCCAGCTGAAAGCATGGAAAAATCCCGCTGCGCGCTTTGGGCGGTGTTTTTCGCGTCGCCGCGAACACGGGACATCGCATCGTGAAAGCCTCGCGCATTTGCGCCGATGAAGGCCATGATGTCGGCGCGTGCGCTCATTGGCTCGGTTTCCTGATCGATTTTGTCGGAGGATGGAGGCGGGCAACTTCGCGTGCCCGTTCAGGGGTAATGACGTCTTTGATCCGGCGCCCGGTTCGCCCTTCAATGGCGGCTTGCAATTCCGGCCAAGTGGATCGCCAGAACTGCCGCGGCGACCAGCCAAGCTGCCCGGTCGCAATACGCTGCATGTGTAAAATGCGATCGCTTACACTGAAGGGCTTTGCGCGTTTCCCGGATCTAGATTCTCAAACGCGCGATCAAGATCGCTAATCAGATCGGTTTCGCCACGGGTTTTTCGACCCTCACCGATATGCCCTACCAAGGCCTCCGTGATGGCCTTACGAAATGCCGGTTCGTCCGCGCCGCTAAGCTGGCGCATGGCCTCATGGGCTAATTTGCGCGCTGCTTCATCGCCATCTGAATGGACGGTGAGCGTGCGAATAGCCGCCATCACGGTCTTAGGGTGGAAGCCTATAAGACGCTTATAGAGGGTTTGCATGTCGTCGCAGTCAGCAAGCTGACACAATTGTGCGAGGCGAGCGAACTCAACGACAAGAACAAGCTTCGTCTTACCTATCTGGCAGGAAGCTTCGCCACGAACTGGGTTGAACGGCTCGTCCATATCACACCGCCGCCGTAAAGCCGACAACACCGGTAGCGGACATGCGCCCCTGCGCCTGTAGCTCGTTCGTCTTGTCACCGGAGAACGTCATTGAGACAAGGAAATCAGCTTCGAAGGTGCCGACGCCTGGCACTACAATCTGATACTCCGATACGACCTGATTGACAGCGTCGGCGGTCATGGCCTTCTGGGCTTCATTGCCCACGAATGCGCCGTCTATCTGGACGCCAATACTCTGCATGCCATACATCAGAGAACGGGTCAGCTTGCTACCCGGATCGGCACAGTTTGGTTTGGTGATATCGATCTCCTCGTTGTTGATTTCGATCGACCGCGCTTCGGTCACACAAACCGATACGAAATCTTCAGCTGGCAGCATTTTACGCTTGATGACAAGCTCACGACCTAACGCCATGGCTCAATTCTCCTGTTGTGAGGGTGGGGTTGTCAGGCGGCCCGATCCGGGAAGCCCGCGAATGTGCGGTATGAAACCTCGAACACGACCCGACCGGAGCCAAGGCTCTGCGCGGTTTGCGGGTCGATGAACATTTCGGAAGCTGTCGGCAGGATATCGACAACGAGCCCGCCGAGGTCAGATGGCGGCAAGGCCGTCTCGACCAGCAGGGCCAATTCGTCGAATTCCCTTTGCGGGTCTGCTCGTCCCTTGAAATGTATGATGACGTTGACGATCAGACGGCGAAAAATGCGGGCAAGCTCTTCCCCGGTCTCAAGGTCAGGGATGATGCCATCCGGGCTGGAAGTCTCGTTTGTCCAGATAACGGTGAAATGCGGTGTTTCTTCCTGCTCGACGGCACGAGACCGCATGAGCGAAACCTTGCCGTTCGCGCCAGCCGAAACGACCGGTTCAAGGTCGCCCCTGACTTTTTCCAGAATCTTGTATCGAAGATGCATGTCAGAAATCCTGAAGAAGCAGCCGCTTCATGGCTCTGCCGTCGTCGACGTGGCCCGCAATCAGAAAGCGGTCTCCGATGTTTCTGCCATCGTCACTGGCGAGGATGGTGACGCTGTCATCCTGCCTGACACCGTCGATCAGGTGTCCGGGAATCGCCAGCGTGTATTTTATGCCCTCGGCGGCGATGCCTTCGAGATCGAGAAGATCGGTATCCCGGACACCCCGGAAAATTCCACGCATTGCCGGGCGCGCAGCACCGCCGATCGTAAGTTGCGCGTCAACATTGCCGAGGGACGCGGTGAACGCGTCCCCCATCTGGGCAAAAACGGCAGGCCGTGACATCAGGTCAGCGCCTGTTCGAGCGCCGCCTCAGCTTCGTCCAGAGCCTTTTCGGCCGCCTCGAACGCGGTCGCTTCATCATCGTCGGCGTCCTGATGTTCGAGCGCGACCTTCGCGTCGTCATACGCGCTTCGTGCGTCTTCGACGGCTTTCTCCAGCGCTTCAAGGTCTGGCGTTTTGACGGACGGTGCGGGCTGTCTGGTCCTCGCGGCGGCATCCAGCTTGCTGGTTGTCGGGATGACACCAAACATATCACCGATGCGTCTGGCCTCATCCTCGGGCAATGGCACATCGGTGCCGGGTGGAATGTCCTTCCCGGCAACAATGAGGGTGGCGGCATATGCTCGCGTGATAATCTTCTGCTTTGCCATGATACGTGGCTCCGTTTCGTCGGGAAGGATTAGCGGACCATGGCGAAGAGCGAAGCGTTCGCGTCACCGGGGACCGGCAGCGGAGCACTCTGCGTCATGAGGAAGGTGGCGGCAGGATCATCCTGATCCCACATCTTGGGGAAGCGCTGCATCGGCATCAGGCGCGCCTTGATGTCCTGAATAGCACCATGTGCCATGAAGCCCTGCAGCTGCGACGGCGAAATCACACCGACGCCGAAGCTCGGCCAGACTTCGATATCGTTGCCGGCGTCATCCTGGAACAGCTGCGTGTACTGCCAGTAATTGAACTGGCCAATCGTGCCGAGATAGACTGCAACCATATCCTCGCTGCCGGCCGCAACCGCGCCCAACTGCATGACGCCATCGGCCTGACGACGATTGTCGAGGGTTTCCCGCACTTCCTCGTCAGTCTGGAAGATTTCGGCTGCTTCCGCACCCAAAATGACTTCCGTGGCAGCACCGCCCGAAGCCTTGGCGACGCGCGTTCCCCAATCGCGGATGGAGGTTCGCACCTTGACGCCTGCTTCGCCCCAGCGGTTGGCACCGGTCAGCGCGACTGTCAGTTCGGCCTTGCGACCATAATCGACAACCTGCGTTTCATAGTCCTCGCCGGACACGACAATCTTGCCGGTTTTCAACGCTTCCGCCGCCATGATTTCTTCGCGTCGGGTAATTTCGTCATCCTGATCGAAGAGCGTGTCGGTAACGGTCTGGAGGTACCGTTCCTCGGCGGTCATTTCTCCGCCGATGCGTTCGCCGGGGCGGCGCCGGAAACCTTCGCCCGGGCGAATGGTATTCTTCGGCTTCACATAGGCCGGGGTGAAGATGTTCGTCTGGCGACCTCGGATGGCGCGCTCGCGACCGGGAACGAGCGGAGATACGAAAGGTGCGACATTACGACGACGCTTCAGCTTGTCGAAAGCGATTTCTTCGGAATCCGACTGATAGCCGTTTGGGAAGAACGTGTCGCGAATGAATGCAGTGGGGCGGTCGCGCGACTCGATAACAGCGGCCAGGGCAACCGTGCTGAAAAGGGTTTCCATGTTCGATTATCCTCTAATGGTGCGTTCCAAACGCGAGGTGAGAGGCGCTGCCGATCAGGCGAGCGTGTTGATATAGAGCGGGGCCGATGCCTTGCGGAAAGCAGCTTCGACGGTTGTCAGCGTGTGGCCTTCGCCCAGAATGAGCTTGGAGCCATCGAAACCAGCACTGGTGTAAACCCGCTTTTCGAGCGCTCCAGCGGTGGTGTCGACGTCAATGGCCAGCACCACCGACGGCACTTCCGAGCCATCGGTAGCGGCAGCAGTCGAAAGCTTGAAGGTGCCGTCGGCATCGCCAAGAACGGCACCGCGTTTGAGGTTTTGGCCAGCGCCGATTGTCACGGTGCGGACAGCAACAGGGTAATCGCCGACGAGAAGATCGCCGGGCGTATAATCTTCGGTTCGCATTGGATTGCTCCCAAAAATGGTTCAGTGAGGTTGACAGGCGCTGCTTATTTGCGGCGTCGCGCTTCGGCCCGGTTTTTGGCGAAGGCCATCAGCCTTTCATCGCCGGTGCGGGGCGCAGACTTGGAGCCGCCGTTGCCGAGTGCGGGAACTCGCCCGTTCATGCGTGACGACAACGAAGGCTTGCCCGATCCAGACGTCCCGGACGCTTTCAGCGTGGCAATCGCTGCCTTGGCGCTCATACCGGTGCTGAACGCCAGATGGGCAGCAAGAGAGGGGTTGGTTTCCGCATGCGAACTGCCAAGAATGGCGGACATGCGCTTCCGCTCCGCGCGGCGCCCACGAGCGAATTCACCCTGATCCTTGTCATCTTCGGAGACGGGTTCATCTTCATCCGCGTCGGCGGGCTTGTCCTCGTCCTCTTCCGCCTGTGGATCGGTTTGGCCCTCATCCTCGGCGTCATCTTCCGGGCGGGTTTCGTCTTCGAGGTCCTCGGGCTTTTCCTCTTCGAGGCGCGATTTCATAGACCGGCCACCGCCAACGGCAGCCCGGATAGCGCGTGCAAGCGACATCAGCTTTTTCCTTGTTCAGATTGTAGGGTTGGTCAGTCTCGGCGCTTACGCGCCTATCGCGGCCAGAAATTCGCGGAAGGCATCTTTCGGACGGGCGACAGCATCGACCAATCCCAGATCAACAGCCTTCTGGCCTCGAAACGTATCCGCCTCGGTTGCGAGCGCGGCATCAAGTGAAAGGCGACCGGCGCGATAGCGCGCGACGGTCTCTGCAAACAGCACACGCATGGATTCCAGATCCTCTATAGCGCTGCTGTATTCTTCGTCGGTCATTGACTCGAACATGCCCGGGCGAGCTTTTTTCTCTCCCGCTCGCAGGATGGTTACGGCGAGGCCCTGCTTTTTTGCCCATTCCGACGCATCGACATGCATGGAGATGACGCCGATAGAACCGGCATAACCGGTTGCAGGAATGACAGCCTGCCGGCAGGCCGACGCAATCAGATACGCGGCAGAACAGGCATGATCGGTCAGGATCGCCATGGTTGGCTTTTCCTGCGACAGCTGGAATAATTCCTCTGCGCAGTTGAAACAGCCATCCACTTCACCGCCGAAACTGTCGATCTCGAACACTGCGGCCTTGATGTCGTCACGTTCGCGACAATCGGCGATCTGGATGTTGAGGCCTTCATAGGATGTAACGCCCGAAGACTTGCCGACCCACGCGCCCTTGTTCACCAGAGAGCCTTCGACCTCGATGACAGCAACAGGCCCGACCATCTTCGGGCCGTTGTAGATTTTCTCGCCGGACCATCCGTCGCGAAGCTCCCGCATGTCCTCGGTGAGAACGCCCATTTCCGGGCCGTGGTTCATGTCGAGTTCCCGGCCCAACACCCGAGGACCGAAGGCGCGGGCGATGATGTTCGCCTTTCCCTCATGCAGCATTAGCGGCGTATTGAAGAGACGGGCTGCAATTTCCGGCATAGCGTACTGAATCATTGGTCCTCTTCCTCGCCTTTGCCGGTATTGGTCGGTTCGTTTGAAAAGCGCGATACAACGCCGGCACTTGCGGTTTCACCGGCGGTGACGCCATGCTTGGCCGCAAAGCGGAGTTCGCGTCCGCGCTGGATAATGTCCTCTTTCCAGTCGCGGCCCTGTTCGGCAGATTCGGATTCCTGCGTCGTGAGACCGGTTGCCAGGCGGATTGCTGCGGCCTTGGCTTCCTTCTCGGGGTCGACCCAACCGCGTCCGCCGCCGATCCATGCTGCACGCACCCAGCCAGCCGGGTTCGCTTCGAAGGAAGCGGCACGCGCCGGCAGGCGAATCCGGCCCTGATCGAATACCTCTTCCAGCCACGCCCAATAGATGGGCTGCATGAAGGAATGCGCGAAACCGGTTTTCGTCGAGGTGAGGCCTCGCCAGATTTCGAGCAGCGCAGCGCGCGCGCTCGAATAATTGACCTTGGACCAGTCCATGGTCAGTTGCTCATAAGTGAGGCCAATAGTCGAAGCGATGTTGCGGAGAGCAGCGTTCACAAATACTTCAAATGCCGCGTTCGGGTGTTCCGACTTGGTAAAGACAACATCCTCACCCGGGTTGAGGAAATTGACCTGTGCACCGCGAAGTCTGATCGGATCGGCCTTGTATGCGGCCTGCTGCGCTGCCGCCATACCATTGATGGACTTGCCGAAGTCACCAGCCCCGAGCGAACTGGCAAGATCATCCATGTCGAGTGGCGTCTTGATGAATGCAGCCATGACCGCATTGAGAGCGGCCGCCTGCAACTCGTAGTCGTCATAGTCAGAAATCTGTTTCAGCTTCTGAAGCACGGGCGCCCAGCGCGAAACTCCGCGCGTCATACCTGCGCGGGTAGCCTCGAATGCATGAACAGCGAGCGGGCGTCCATATTCTTCATTACGTTCAATCCGCTCCCAAACAAACATTTCCCGCATACGCCCGAAGACGTCGCCGGGGTGCGCCTTGCGGACGTGATAGGCAATAGGAGCATTAAAATCCGGGTCTATTTCAACACCGTCCCGAAGTGTCTCACTATCCATCTTCCCATTCGGATTCGAAATGCGCGCAGGGTCGATGACGTGGACGCAGGTGCCATAGCCGTTGCCGCCTGGACGATACGGAAGAACCGCGAAGGCCTCGCCGTCCGTGAAGCGATGGCGTGCTGCGAGGCCAAGAATCCCGGCCACCGACTTGGTGCGCTCGGCGTCAAACCAGTTCATCGGGTCGGTGGCAACATCCGACCAGAGTGCCTCGATCTGGTCGCCGATCTCATCCGCCTCATCCTCGGTCAGATTCAACGTCCGGGCGTTCGGTTTCGAAGACAGACGCCATCCGGAACCGACAATATTGTCGACGAGCCGCGTAACACCAGCAGACGCCCAGCCATTGTTGCGTACCGCATCGTTGATACGGTCAACGGCAGCGTCACGGGAAAAACCAAGTGCGGACTGACCGGACCACGTGCCAGGCTGCCAAGCGGCCATGGAAGCATGATCGTTGCCAGCCGCACTATAGGCAGCGCTCATGGCGTAACGCCGGCGAGCAGCGGCCCGGAGATGGTCTGGCAACGGAGCGCCGTAGCCATCAAGAAGCACGTGCTTGCTCATCCGAACACCACGCGGCGCGCACGGGTGCGGAATGGCGCAATCCCAAGCTTCGCCTCCAGTTCACGGATATATGCCCGAAGGCGACCTTCATCGGCAGTTGTGTATGTGACACTTTCGCCCTGATAGCTAAGCTGGACTGTGGCCGCACCGGTCAGAAGACGATGCAGAGCCGCGCGGGCTTCGGAAAGCTGCTTTTCGATAAGCGCTCTGTCCGTCATGTTCTGGTCTCCTGTTAACCGCGCCTCGCTGCGCGAGCCCGGGCGCGGGCAATCGCCGCGGCCACGAGCGGGTTTGCTTCTTCGTTGTCGGGTTTGGCAGGCACCGGCGGTGAAGGGCGCTTGGCCTGCAACATCAATTCTTCCAGGTCGAGTTGCGGTGGCGGTGGCTCGCTGGCCAGTCGCTCCGCAAGCGCATCCCATTCTTCCTCGGTCCAGTAATTGATACCGAGGCGAAGTGCGGCAGCCTGTGCCTGATTGATCATGTCAAGCGCTTCATTGCGCATGCCGGATGGAAGCTCCCACTCGTAATAGGGATGGCCTGCGCGGTTCTTGCGCTGCACCCGTCTTTCCGAAGTTGCCTGCTGGAAGAAATCGTCACCCAGTCCTCTGGCAAAATCGAAATAACCGGTCTGTTCGGGATCTTCCTTTGTGTAGGAGCGATAGAGACCAGCCTTCATCACCGAGGCGTTGAAGTTGAAGAAGCGCCGCTGATATTTGAGCGGTTTGCCGCGCTTGTCCTTTTCCTTCTTCACCTGCGCCAGCATCGGCGCTGCCTCGCGATTGTCACCACGAACCATGATGACGTCGGTGATCGGATGCTTGCGCGCCCATTCCCACACGTCCTCGGTATAGGCGTTGCCGTCGATAGCGGTCAGATCGGCCCGCCGTTTATTGCCCCAAGTGTCGGGCCACTCACGGTGAATGAGCTTCGAAAGCGCATGTTGGACTTGCGGTTCCGAGATATGACCCGAATGTGGGACATATCCGGGTAGGTTCCGGCCCGTGCTGTCGTCGAAGACACCCCGATCAATCACCACACGATAACGGTTTTTACCGTGGCCGAGCAGTTGCCATTCAACGCGATCGCCCTGCACATCGATGCCGATTGTCAGTACAAGCGCCCGAGGCGGGATGATGCCGCGAATGACACTGCCTTGCTCGGCACGATCACGCAGGATTTCCCAGCCGATGGCCTCGCCATCGGTTTCGAACGGCAGGCCAAGCCAGTCGTTGAAAAAGACCTGTTCGGCACCCGTCTTCTTGCCCTTGTCGTCTGGGCCGCCGCGCTGGACGTTGAGAAACGCCCTTGCCAGTGCTTCCCAGCTTTCAAGTGGCGAGTAAGCCACCCAGATATGGAACGACCGGTGATACCGGGCCCGATCCGGATATTTTGCCACCCATCGGGCACCGTTCGCCGGATCAACCATCCACGCGCGATGATGCTCGCGAATCTCGCCACCGCACTTCGGGCAGAAGAACGCGGCGCGTTCTGGATGCTGGGGATCGATATGATCCCGCATGTTCTCCCACTCCAGCGCGTGGAGATGGTGACAGTGCGGACAAGGAACATGGTATCGTTCCTGCGTGCCCTGTTCAAAGTTCGTCGAGATGCGACAGCCCGGTGCAATGAGCGGCGTCGAAATCTTGAGAATCTTTGCAGCGATGAAAGCCTTTGACCGGCTTTCGGCCTGGCTTTCCGGGTCGCCTGCATCGTTGTTCTGCCATTTCGACAGATCGTCCTGCACCTGTTTGCGCGGCGAGATCATCGACAGTCCGGAAGGCGAGTTCGCGCCGGCGGCCTGAATAGCGCCACGTCCGTCAGCACGTTCCTTGTAGTGGATCGAGTTGCCGCCATCCCGGCTCTTTTCCGGGAAAAGCTGCGCAAGTGCTGTCGTTTCGCGAAGCAGCGGCATGAGCTTCTGCTTCGACCAACGTGAGGCGTTTTCCTCAGTCGGATGGACATAGAGGAAATCGCACGGGTCCATGTCCATGGTCCCGAGCGTGAAGATGTTGGCCAGAACCGTACCGCCGACCTGCGCCGATTTGGCAATGGTGACGATGCGGCAAGGATCTTCCGGCGATAAAGCTCGCAGAATTTCCGAGAAGAACGGAAAAAGGGCCTCATTGTAGGGCCCCGGAAATTGCGTGATGCGGTCGGAAAAGACGATATTGCCTTTTGCCCATTTCAGATAGTCGACAGGCGGCGGCGGTTGCGTCTGTTGCTGTAGTACCTCGTAGGCCAGACGACGCGGATTGGAGAGAATGGTCATTCGTCTTCTTCGTCCGTGTCATCAACGATATGCGGGGCTTCGTTTTCCGCCGCTTTCTGAAATCCTTGCGCGGCACGCACCCGAACATCCCGGAACGCTTTCTGCAGGTGATGCAGGATATCCCGCTGCGGTACCTCGAACTGACCGGCTAGATATGTCGCCATATCTGCAAGCCCGCCGTCCATCACGCGGTAGGCCATCGCCACCGCACGCGTGATTTCAGCTTTCGCATCGTCGGCGCGGATATAGCGTCCTTCGGCAAGGGCTTCCTCGCGCTTTGCTCGCGCGGTCTGCATTTTGGCCTGTTCGAGCTTTTCCTTCGCGATCTGGTCAGCGATAGCGTCGCTCTGTGAAGGTGGCCGATAATTTGACGGCTCGGGCTCCGGCTGGGTAGCAGCGGGAGCGGTCACGCGATTGCCAAGTCCGTTCAGTCCGACACGCTGCGCCACGTCAAGACGGCCAGTCAGTTGACGCCGCGCCTTGTCCACGATGATACGCGCATTACGGCCGGTACCGTCCAGAGCATCTGGCCCGATCTGACCGGACGCGATGTACTGGGACACGCGGCCCGGTGTGACGTTGATGAGCCGGGCGAACTCGCCTTTCGTCATGGTCGGCAACGACTGCGTTGCGGTCATCTGTGAACCTCGGGATTGCGCGGCGGTGGCGCATAGTCCGGCGCTCAGGTTTCCAATTTTAGCCAGCGAGTTTAGTTGTTTAGCCTTCGACTTTAGGCTTCGATTTCGGGCTCAGACTGCCGAAGAGTCGCCGTGCGAAATACCCGCAGGCAGACCCGGCGAGGAAGGACCCGAAATGTTTTTCAGGCCCCGCCGTCGCAGATTCGGTTAGCGTTTCATCCGCTTCCCGATCTCTTCCGCCGCAAACTCTCCGAACTTGCGCTCGGCGACCTCCCGCACGATGCGGTGGAAGTCGATACGCTTGGCATAAGGCCGCATGCGAACAAACAGAAAAACAGGTTTGATCCCGTTATCTCGGGGGTCGCGTTGCCAAACACCGGGGTGGAGGTGCGAATTGCGTTCGGGCACGAAGAAACGGGCGAACCGATAGTTCCGGTTCCGCTTGGTCGAGGCCTCGGTTCTCTTGCGGTTGTAGCCCTCGGTTCGAGGTCCCACCTGCAAGTCGGCAAGGATACGGACGATCAGGGCCACGCGGACATTGCCGTACTGATCGAGCGGCGTATCGCGGGCAGGCACAGCGTATTCCCCGGCCTTGAGATAGCCGTAGGATTGCAACTGCCGTTCAAACGATTTCAGATTGCGTTGGCCGCCGAAGAATTGCGGCGTTAGAAAATTGGCAGGGGCCGTCGAGTTCTTCAGCCCCCAGGAACGCCCCGCGATCATGACCGTCGCAGACAGTCGGTTCTGGTTGGCCTGCTCATAGACAACACCGCGCTTGGCATACGGCGTCACGCGGTCAAGATGAAGTTCCATTTCCTTCTGGACTTCCTGCCTGCCGACTGCTGCCGTGCGATTGAGCGCAGCGACGATTGCCTTTGGCATCACATCACGCTCGACCGAAGTAAGGAGCTTTTCAAATTCGCGCGTGTCGAAGTTCAAAAATGCGGACGTTGATCCGTTGAGCCCTGTCGAGACATCAAGGTTCATATCCGACCCCCTACCCTCATAAGCGAAGAGCGCCACATGGGCGCTCATCAATCTGTGAAATCTGGACATGGCTTACGCATTGGCCCTGAATCGGTGTCTCTGAATTGAGACTGTCAGGGCGGGGTCCGAGCGCGTCGCCTCAGGATATTATCCCCACGTGCTACCGTGTGACGAGGTTCGCTTAACTAACCGGATCATCCGTGACCGAATTACAGTCACAGCGGTGCAAGGATTGCAAGCGGCAAAATCATTGGCACAGGCTGATTAAACAAGTTGACCTCGATGACTGCACTGCCCTTGCCGCCTCCCACGCCAGTGACAACTTCACCACACAAACCAGCAAAAGGCCCATCTGTGATACGAACCTTCTTAACGCCGATGAATAGCGTGACGGGCCGTTCATGATCAAATTCACCTTTGCCTGCCTTCTCATTGAAACAACGAACGTTTTCCGCTTTTACCAATAGCGGGGATTGATATCCTCCAAGTATGGCAATCACGTGCTCAAATGTCAGCAGACCAGCCATCGAATCGCACTCAATTCGGCATCTGGCCAAGATATAGCCAACCAGCACTGGCTCTGCCCGCGCCGGAATTTTCTCGTTTCGGCGACGTCTTTCTTTGCCCATTTTCATGGGCACAAGGGCCTCAATATTGGCCGCGTCGAGATCATCACGAACCGCAGTTTCACGTCCGGTCATCACGCGAAGCACCAACCATGGCGAATCATCACCTGCGCGAACCGCTGCTGCAGCCCTCATTCTTGCTACCCTCCGGCGTTCAGACAGCACCCTGTCTATGGCCCTGCACTGGTCAGCAGTCGGCTGCATTGATAGCGCCGCGTCGATCTGCTTGCGGTCAATTGCCATCATGTTCACCCAATCCCCTCAAAGCAGATTCAAAGTCATAAAGCGCATCCGGCCCGCCTTTTGGGCAGTAGACTACTGCCAGACGATCGAACTCACCCGGCCAAGGCCATGCCCGGCGCCTGAATTCATCGCGCCATGCATCCAGCATAGTCGTGTCTTGCGGTACCGGCTCCATCAGCGCAGCAGCTTCGTGCCACATCGCCGGGAACACAGGCCCGCCCTTCTGTTGCTGGATATCCCGGAACCGCGCTATCGCAGGCCATGCCTTCACGAGCTGCGATTTCGGCAGGAATGAGCTGCGAGCCAATTCATCATCAGCAGGCCCATCGAGCAGATGCGCGAACATTCGTGCCAGACCAACCGGACCAAGGCAGGAAGCCCAGCCGTCCGGCTTACGTTCTTCGCTGCGCGAGGCCTGTGCCTTGACGGTTTCCACTCGTTTCAGGATTTCTGGATCCAGCGCCGTCCAAGTTCGATCCCGTAGGAAGTTTCCCACCGCTTGCGGGCTTTTCTTCCGCGCCGCAACGTCAAGCAGATACGCATCGCGCCACTGCTCTGCCTCCCGGCGCTCTTCCGGGGTCAGACTGGCAAAGCGCTTTGCGATCCAGTCCAGCGCAGCGCCTACATCCCAGTCTTTCCAAGGCCCGGCAACAAATCCGGTGCCGTTGCAAAATCTGGCAACACGTTTCCGGAAGGCAGCAGACGCCGGATTGTCCTCAGCCGGGATAGCCTCCGCATCATTCCTTCTTTCCTCATTTTCGCTCGCGCGCGCCTCTCTCTCTTCGTTAATAGGGGTTATTAAAGAGGGGTCGTTAATAGGTGCCGGTCCAGAACCGGCAGGGGGTGCCGGCTCTAGGGCGGCAGGGGGTGCCGATATACCGGCAGGGGTGCCGACATACCGGCAGGGTTCATCGGCGTCTGAAACGCTCGCCGGATCGGGATGTTTCGGGTCGAGAACCACGCGATACAGGTGCGCACTATCGCGCCCGCTGTCGGACTCTTGGACGTGCCGCTCCAGATAGCCGGCATCAATTAGGCGATTGATCGACTCGAAAACAGTTGCGCGAGCGCAGCCCATCTCATTCGCCATCTTAACCTGACTGCGCCGACACCAGCCCAGATCATCAGTATGTCTGCCGAGCACGCAAAGCACCTGCAGGTCACGTGGCTTCAGCGCCTTGTCTGTGGCAGCACGAGCCGGAATAATGGAAAGACGTGGACCGCTCATTGAGAGCCGCCTTTCCAGCGCACCCATGCGCCGGGCCGAATAATCTCTCCAGCCATTAGTTGCCCACCTTTCTCCAAGCTTCGAAGGATGCGCGCAGTGATCGCCACCGATCCGCTGCCGCATCATCCTTGTTCAGTTCGCTTCTGGATGTGATGCCGAGAATGGTGCGCAGTTTCTGCGCTGCCCGTTCGGCAGTAAGTGGCCGTTCAAGTCCATGCTTTTCTTTAAGAAACACCTTGAATGCCGCGTCATCGCACTTCATCGCAGCTTCCGCCGCGAAGTCCTTACGTTTGCTATGGTTTTGCTGACGCGGCGCGTCCTTGCGAGCCTTTGCTATCGCCCGGTCGACAAGCCGCAGCAGAAAGGCCACCATTTCCGGCGCACCGACAACAAAGTCGATTTCTTCCGGCAGTGCGCCGGGATGAAAACGGGCGATTTCATTGAGTTCGCCTCTTGCCGTTCTCGCCTCGACAAATTGCCCGCGATCATCCGCCGACCGGAACCATTGCGCCCCGGCGAGCGCATCCAGCCTGCCCCGGATTTTGCGAAGTTCCATGGCGTCGGCGCTCATTCCGCACCTCGCCATTCGACGACATGCAATCCCAGATATCGGGCAAGTGCCACTTCAATTCCCGCACCCTTGGACGCCTGCCAGCCGGAAAGCAGAACAATGGTATCCGCGCACTGGCAGAGAAACGCGCAGTGCGCCGCCATCGCATCCCGGATAGGATATGCATCCATGGAGCCGTCATAGGGAAATTCAGCCGGGTTATAGACATAGTGCCCGCCGATCCGAAGCCGGCGTGCCACCCGGTGAAACGCCGGATAATTGAAGTCCGGCAATCCTGTCATAGGACCAGATAGATAGATTGTTCTACTGCACTCGCCGGGCCGGACTGGAGGTAAGTCAATCATTGTTCTGCCCTCGCTTCATAGCCCCAGGCATCCCAGCCTGGACGAGGGGAGCGGCAGAACAGTTCAAGCTTTGGAACGTCGGGATAAAGCCGCTCAATCTGCTCGGCGAACCATGCTGGCTTTGCCGAATGCTTGCCCTTGCGCTCGCGGTGCACGGTTTCAGGTTGGGTACCAGCCAGCGGCGCAGGCGGATTGCCGCGCTTTCCGATCAGCAATAGTTCGTGCCGGTCGCGGCCCCAATATCCGGTTCCGGCGACTTCCTTGTCCCAGATCCAGTGGTGCCGATATGAGAACCCCCATGCCTGCATGACACGAAAGGCGTCCGGTAACATCGGGTTTGTCGCCCAGAGAAACAGGACGGCATCACCAGTGACCGGCGAGTCCATCTGAGCGAGCAGGTTGCAAATTGCTGCCGTATCCATTGTCGGATAATGGTTTTCCGCGCTCTTTTCGCGGCCCGTTTCTTCCGAGTAAACTCCGAACTTCCATGGCGGATCCGCGTAGATGATGGGATAGAGGCGCTCGATCTTTCCGGGAGATGTTTCCCGCCCCTTTTCGGCAACCATTGCCATGGTCGTAAGCCGCACGGCATGGCGAACCTTTTGCTGTTCTGCCCGGATTTTCTTGGCCTCGGCGACAATCGCTTTCTTCTCTTCGCGAACTACCCTCGCCTGCTCGGCATGCTGCAGTTCGGACAAAGCCTCGCCTGCATGAACCGAAACCTTGCCCGCCCGGATCGCGTCAATGAGTTCCGGTGCACCATGTTCGCGCACGCGGCGAGCAGCCGTTACCGCCCGTTCTGATACAGAAAGCTTTTCCGCCGCACGTCGGGTCGGCAAATTTGCTGACCCGGCAGTGGCCTGATTTACACCGCGCTCCCAATCGACAATCATCGCCGCCGCAATGGCGCGCTGGCTTTCACTGAGGTGACGCCTGTGCAGGTTTTTCGACAGGACGAAACTGAGAGGGTCAGATCCGCCGAACTCGGCATATATCGGGTTGACGCCGGCCAGACCGCATGCGGCCTGACGGTTGCGCCCGTCCAGAACCTTGCCTTCCAAGAGCAGGATAGGCTCGACCTGACCGTTTGCGGCTATGTCAGCAGCAAGAACCTTCAAGTCGGCTTCCGCGATCATTGGAAATATGTCGGCAAGCGGATGCGACGGATATGTCATGCCGCGACCCCGCTTTTCCCTGACCTCTTTGAAGCAGACGCCGCCTTGGCGCGGTGCCCTTCCAGCAGAAGAACCGCCCGCTCCAACGTTGCCGCACCGACGCCATCCGCCAGCGCCGTGGCAAACCGGACATGCAGATCCAGTTCCCGATCAGAAACCGGATTCCCTTGCTCCTGACCGACGCGAGCAGCAAAGGCCGCATCGAAGAGCATCTGCGCGAACGCTGACGGCTTGTAGCCCCTGCGCTCGGCCATTGCGGTAAGGCTTCCATAGGCCTTGGCATTCAAGCGAACCGCAACTTTAAAACTTAATGGATTCATACGAACGAACCTCCGCGAGATAAACGACGAGAAAAAATGGGGAAGCCGCTCCGAGAACGCAGAGGGTTGCGAGAAGAGCTGCAAAGAAGAGATCGTGTTTCCGGATGAACTTGATCACAGCCATCCTCACGACATGCCAAGCGCGTCCATGTAGAGCTGAAGCATTGCCTGCTCTTCCTGACGCTCGTGATCTTCTTTTTTGCGGAGGCGGATGATTGCCCGGACGGTTTTCGCGTCGAAACCCGAACCGTTCAGCTCGGCGTAGACGCCCTTGATATCGTCGGCGATTTCGGACTTTTCCCCTTCCAGCCGCTCGATACGTTCAATGAATGCGCGAAGCTGTCCGACGGCGATCGTCTGCGCTTCCGAGGTGTTGGTGTCGCCCGCCGTCGGAGGGACTTCCGACGCATCGTGCTCGTCAACTTCAATATCGACGGCCTTGGTACGTCTTTTCCCTGCCCTCACCGACTTGGCGCTCCACGCATCATACCCCTCCTGATGCTCAGTCATGACGAGCCGCCTTTCCCGCACGGAAGCGCGAGCCACCTTCGACAGTGGCCCGCGCTATCGCATCGGCTTTTTCAGGGAATCGATTGAGTATCCGGCGTGATCGATCAGAACCGAAACGGCAGGTCAAACGCCTCCAGCGAGGCGGTTGAACTTGGCCTTCCTCATCAATGATGATGAATTTTGCGATTTTACCGGAGATCATGTGCCCGCCTCCAGTCGGCGGACGAGATCGTCCATCACGCGCATAAGCTCGCGAGCTTCCTTGCCGATATTCTTACGCTCGGCGGCATCGATCCGATTATCCGTCAGGGCCTCGATAATCGCCTGTGATACGTCCATCCCCTCTTTCATGATGCGCATTGCATCCTTTTCGGAGATCGGTGCCGGCGATGCCGCGATATCGCTCCGAATGCCGACGGGTACCAGCTCATAACCGAGCAGCGCTGCCATCTCTTTCGTGATCGTCGGCGACTTGGCGGCGCGATCGATCTCGACCGCCACGTCGATAGGCGCGAAGCTGTCGATGTTGTCCTCGCCGAACGATGCGTACTTTGACAGCTGCGAAGTTGAGACGCGGGTAAAGTCCAGAATGCGGGAAATGCCGCCAGACAGCACATATGCACCGTCAGTTGCGGCCTTTAGCGTTCGGCGTTCCGGCTCGGAAATAGTGCGCAAAGGAACCTCCCTGAAATTTCAAGGAAAAAAATCGATCAAAGGATTCGGTGAAATGGGAGGGCCCAGCCGGTACAGCTGAGCAGTCAATGACTATGGAGGCAACAATGCTGGGACAAAATTCGAGCGGCAAGCGCACCGGGCCGAAGCATGCGGGCGCGCTTGCCAACCACCATGGCGCATGGCCTCATGCGAGTGCGAAAACACAGGAGAATCATCACCATGGTGGAAGATGAAAGTTACAAAGAGCGATTGAGTTACATCATCGGTCGCATAGATGCGCTGCAACAGATTCTTCGTGTCACCATCGCCACGATGACGGACGAGCAGCGCGGGTTCATTGTAAAAGCGGCGGAAACTTATGCCGAAAGATGCGAGGAATTTGCCGTAGAAAAAGAGACGGATCCTGCTCGGGACAAACAATCCGCCGCGTGGGACACGGCGCAAAGCATCAAGTCTGCGATGGACGACTGGGCGGAAGACTTCGACGAAACCTTCAGGTCGTAGATGCTCCGCGCCTTGCCAACCGCATGCGCTCAAGAATCTCTCTATCGAGCCGCATCCGGTCATCCTGCTCCCGCCTGTCGGCTTCGCGCCGCATACGTCGGCGAAAGGCCATCCCTGGCGAAACAAGGGATTGCCGCATGGCTTGCCCGACGACGCGCAAGCTTCGGTTAGAATTCGTTGAGAAATCGCGGGCCATTGAAAATCTCCCTGATACAAGGCGGAAATCATCGTTTGCCCTCCGCGGGAAAGGTGGCCGGAGTGTCGAAATGGGAAAAAGACACCCCGGCCTCGCCCGTGGGGAGGACTTCAGGCGATGGGAAACTGGTTGCAGGGACCGGATTCGAACCGGCGACCTCCGGGGTATGAACCCGGTGAGCTACCTCTGCTCTACCCTGCTCAAAAATCGCTGGAGCGTCATGGGGCGGCAGGGACGCTCCAGCATCACCCGCAGAGGAACTTGCGGGCGAATTCTGAATACCGAGCGCTTCAGCTTTCAAACGATCCAGTAACGCACGGGCTGGTCCTCTTTTTGGGACGCCGTCATTTTCCCAACGCCAAACCGTAGAAAGGTTGACTCCTGCCATGTCTGCTAACTGAGACTGGGTCAGACTGAGAGCCTTTCTTATGGCTGGAATATCTAAAGGTGTTTCGCTCATGGAGCGGAATGTGCATTAGGCACATTTTTCTGTCAAGGCGAAACGCACATTGAAAGTGTGCAATATGCAAACCATGATCGATACTCGTCCAGATTATGCAAAGCGCCTTGAAAACGCCCGCCTCGCTCGCGGCTTCAAAACCGCTAAGAGCGCATGCGAATTCTTCGGTTGGAATTACAACTCGTATGCCCAGCATGAACAGGGCAATCGCGGGATAAGCCGTGTCTCTGCCAAGTATGCCAAGGCTTACAGGGTGAGTGAAGCCTGGTTGCTGACCGGTGAAGGAACGGGTCCCGTTATGTCCAACACCGATCATGAGAACGAAATCGATAGAGAATTTAGCCTGTTGATTGCCGAAGCCACCGAAGAAGACAAAGAGGCGATGCTTCCGATCCTTCGCACTTTAATTGCTTCCAGAAAGCGATAAATAGTCGCTTTTCCTGCAAAGTTAGCTTCTGCCACACCTCAAGAATTTCTTCAGTGAAATTCACGTTCGCTCCCCTTTACGCCTACATAATGAAAACTTTTACACGTGGTCACTTCAAGATCTTACTTGAAGGCACATCGGTCATTATGCGTGCGCGATAGCTAATCTGCACCTCACAGAATCGAATGTCTCCATGCACATACCCCTGTGCTTTCGCACAATTTTGCGCATTATGCACATTTTATGTTGACAGTAATGTGCGTAATGCGCATTTTGAATGCGCCCCAACCGGACGCCAGCTGCGCCGGAATGTGTGTGAGTAGAAGGCGCAGCTGGCTCTCCGAATAGGAACGGAGAGACGAATGCACAACGATGCAAGATTTCAGACAACTAACGCAGGCTTCAACCTGCCCGCTGATTACAAAGTCGAAGATCGCGAAGCGACATTCCGTGTGATGCTGGCAGTTTTCGGATGCTGCTTTGCCGCTGGCGTCGTTCTCGGCCTGCAGATTGCGGGGCTGATATGACCGGCCAGACCTACGAGCTGACATGGCTGCCCGCAGACTGGATGGATGAATTTGTCCCGGCTCCGCTTCGGCATCCGACCGACTTCCTTCATCGACGCGACGATGGCTCATTCATCGTCATCCCGAAGGAGAGTAAGGACGATCTTTGTCCAGACGGCGACATCGAAGATCAGGGGCACCTTCTGTTCAAAGTTGCCGAAGGCGATATCGTCCGCTTTCAACCAACCGAACAGTACGGGACGCACATCCTACATTTGGCAGACGATCGGTCATTCTGGATCGATGGAGACTATCCGAGCAAAGCCAACTGCTTTTACCACAACGATCTCGAAACACTGAGCAGCTCGCTCGTCGAGTTGATCGAGACCGGCGACGGCATCAGTGGCCCGCTGGAGCCAGGCAGTTATAGCGTTGAAGTCTATTGGTGGGGCGATGACGTAGATTTCCGGTTCGAGCTGAAAGCCGACGGCAAAGGGCACTTCGTAAGAGCTGGCGAGGTGCATTGATTTGGCCGCAAACACCAAAATCGAATGGACAGACGCCACTAGCTTACTTCCTTTCGAAGCACCCCCAGAAATGGTCAAAGCCGCACTCGATCTTGTCTGGGAAGAAAGCCAGACGGAGGATGATCTCGTTTACCGCATCTGGCGCGCTATGGCAGCTATTGCAGTAGCACCCGCCTCCAATGAGGCCGATCATGCCTGATGGGATTTCTGGTCAATTCCAACCCATCACGCGAGAGCGCATTGAGCGAGCGCTGAATGTGCTCGCTCAGTGGATGGTGCGACTTGGACCGGATGGCGTGAAATGTCTCCCCATATATGAGCGCCTTGAGCGGGAGCTGGAAACACTTTCATCCACAGAAAGCAAGATGGCTGAAATAGTGGCTAGAGCAAAAAACGCGCGCCGCTTACCTGGCGCGCGTTGACCTCTTTAGATTGGCTTGAAAATACTCTGAGGATCGTTTGACTTTAATCGCGACCAGAATTCGATAGCGTATCTATCGGTCATTCCAGCAACAAAATCACAGACGATGCGGGCCTTTTCATACTTTCTTCGGGCACTCGTATACATTTCTCTGACGTCGCTCGGCATGAGTAAGTCCCCTTTATCGCCGATTAGCGCTTCAAATATTTCCGTTACAAGCTGATCTCCACGAAACTCCCCCATTTTCACACGAGGAGAAAATATAGCTGAGTAAAACGTATACTGCTTTAAGACCTGTTGCCGTATCCTAAGCTTTCGTGGAAGGCTAACTGTACTCAATTGGGGACAGTCTTCATTGTATTCCAGCTGAACGTTTCTAATGAAATCATGAACGAGACCCGAAGATAGACTCGTCCGCTCGTAAGCATTCTGGCAAATTAGCTGAGTGGCCTTGTAAATATCAGCGAATTCTTGCGTCCGCGATTTTTTTTCTCTTTCTTCTTCCGCTTCAGCATCCACTTGGTCGAAACCAAACACCTCTCCAAATACATCCACAACCTCTTGTGATTGAATAGGCTCGCCAAGCTCCCTTGATACCTCCTCCGAGACTCGCTCTAAGAGTTCACCATTCTCAGAAAATACGCCTGCAGGAGTAACGAACTCAGCTTTCAAGCAATCTTCCAAGTCATAAACGGAATATGCAATATCGTCAGCTAAATCCATAATTGAACATTCAATTGTTTTAAACTTTTGCCCCTCTGGCATTTGATATCCATTCAGAACAGCTGCCTTTATACGAGCAACAATCTGACTTTCAGTGTAGTAGTAGCCCTTAGCGGGCTTCTTATGGGTTTTAGCCCGCCGAGCAGGGATCAACTGATCATATTTTAATGCAGCAGCAAGGGTGCGGTAACAGAGATTAAAGCCAGCTCTAAAATCGCCCCGCTCTGCGACGTCGTACTTTCGCTTTTTCTCCAGTCTTGTAAGTATTCGAAGCGTTTGAGCGTTCCCTTCGAACCCTCCCAGACGCCGCATCGCACGATCAAGCGCTCTTTCCCCGTTGTGCCCAAATGGGGGATGTCCTATATCGTGTATTAAGCCCGCGGTTGCACATATCGTTGGATCGATTTTTGCCTGCAAAACGCTTTCATAATTGTAGTTTAGCTGCTCAGCGATACCCTCCGCTATCTGGGCGACTTCTAACGAGTGAGTCAGCCTGTTTCGGAAGAAATCAGATTCGTTCGTTGGAAAGACCTGTGTCTTACCCTGTAAACGGCGAAAACTGGCGCTATGAATGATCCGACCGTAATCTCGGCTGAACGGGTCACGCCAGTTTCGCTCTTGACCGTCTTTTTTAGTTACTTCTCTTGCTCTATCCCCCGCAGAATACATTTCTACCCCTTCTTCGAAGAATTTGCTAATGCACTTTTGAGCGGCCCTGGTTTTTTCGATACATTCTGCTCACGCTCTAGTCTTTCGGTTCTTAGCCGTAAAGCCTCTCGTACCGCCGTATTTTCTTTCCGCACTGCCTTCAATGCTTGTAACATCGCCGTACTGGTCATGTGTAGCTCCCTCCATAACCTAAATGTGAATGTCTAAGCTTAGCTAATTGCTGTGATCCAACTATTTTTGGATGCGCGTAGGAATGCCCGCTCGCCTTACTACATCTGCAATGTGGCTAGTCAGCCCCACATTTCCATTCAATAATATGCCTTCGTCAGGCGAAAGATCGGTTAATAACTTTCGTAACGCCTCAAGCCCGTCACGAATGTCAAAGTCTCGCCAATTCTGCGCCTCTCCGGGTACGATCGAGTGTCCTTTCGAAGCGCTGCGACCGTGATGCAGCTGCAAAACCCAAACATTTGAACCATCATACGCCCATTCGAAACGAACCGGTCCCAAATTACGCTTTAAATCGTTGGCGACACGAAGGACTTGCTTTTGAACATCTTGCGGCAACGACTCGGGTTCGTGTTCACCTTGCATAAAGCGGTCCCCATATCCTTCAACACCTTCGATCACAACTTTGCCATCAGCTGTCTCAATGCATGCACCGGACCAGCTTGAGTCAATCGATTGTTGTGAAAGCACGGATGCGAGGGCATCGCTTTCAGGATCCTCTTGTTGAAGCAATCGGAACGGATCTACCCAGCCCAACACGGTCGTAAACTTACCCGGCACCTGTTCGACCGGGCATGTTCTGAGCCAAACATCGCCAGAACCGGTTTGCCTACCGAAAGAAAAAGGGGCAACTCGCCGACCGATTACAGTTGTATAAGGAACCAATTCCCCACACAGATGAGCCATTAATAGGCCATAAGATTTATCACCAATGAGTCGAGAAAAATCATTTGGCCAAGTGATGATCGATGAGGAGCTTAATGGATTCGCGTGTTCTTCATATTCCCAAAACAACAGATGAGACCTTCGCCAACCTGCTTTTATCGGGTGGATACTGAATTCAACACGCGCTGACTTTTCTTTCGGAAACTCTATTCCAAATCCGTAGACTATGCTCAGCAACCGCTGCGCCCAATCTCTCGGAAGAGAAGCAAAGCCGGGCTTCTCAACTCCTCTGGGAGTAGCGTCCGGCCGGAATTCCACTACATCACCAAGAACGACCCCCGAAACACCTCCGTCAGAGACGTTGATTGTTTCGTTCAATATGGTGAACGCCCCTTCCTGAGAAAGTCGTTCAAGATGGAGTTCAATAAGCCGTGCATCTGTAAGCCCGTATATAAACTCCCGGCTCTGCATTTCATTTGCGTTATAGCTGCGGATATTAACCATATGAGAATTGCTCGCATTGAGCAAAGACTCAACCGCAACTGCCGTAGACTGAAACCGATAGTTTGCTTCAAATCCCCTGACCCGACAAAACTGCTGGATTGGACCGAGCTTCGCAGGGGAAAAACTCACAAACTGAGCAACATTGTGAGTTCTGGCCAATTGATCAAGACTAGCGTCTTTACGAAAAAAAGCCATTTAAGCCCCGAGAATATGAGAACAAAACCAGAATACCAATCATAAACATAACAAGTAAGCATTGATTCGATAAGGCCACTTTATCCTCCCAGTCGCTCACTTCAGTTATATGATCGACGCATCAAACGGCAGCGCAATCTTCTGCAGCTCAGTATGCCGCCACTCAAGAGAACCGCCCTCCCCATAATTAGGCCGGTCGATGGTGTGCCCCATCAACGACCGGCGCAGTTCTGCATCCAGCCCAGCTTCCTTCATCCGATCTTCGAACGCATGACGAAACGAGTAGATCTTATGCTTGTCGGTTGGGAACAACCCGTTGTTCTTGAAGAACTTATTCAGCGTGTTCGACATGTGGGTTTCTTTATGCCGGTAACGGGGAAATCCTCCACCGTGCTTTTTAAACACTTCAACGGCGATACCCACGAGCGGAATAATCCGCTTGGATGATTCCGTTTTGATCTCCCGTTTTCCCTCGCCATCTTCGATAGCTGTTACCTCTATGTAAGGCAGCTTAGCATTCGCGTGGATATGCTCAGGAAGAAGGTTGCAGATCTCACTGGGGCGCGCGCCCGTCTCGATCATAGCGAGCACAACGCCTCTCGCTTCGTCATTCAAGCCAGCTAAGGCACCCTTTTTGAGAATGGTGTCTTTGATCCACGTGGCGCTGAAAGGCGGTCTGGATCGCTTTTTTTCGATAAAACCAAGATCTGAGAAAGGGTTTTCGCGGTTTTTGTCACCGATGTGCGTGAAGTAACGACCGTAGAGAATTTTCAGATCCGACAGGATCCGGTTTCCAGCCGTTGCTGTGTGCGTAGGTTCACCCTTATCAGGAGCAATCCGCTTCAACCAGAAATTATAGACCTTCAGCGCGTCAGCCCGGGTTATCTCATCGATGTGCTTATCTTCATTCAGCTCGACAAAATAATTCACCGCCGACTGCTTCTGCTGCACCCATTTGCGGCGCTGCGCCTCGCTCTTATCGCGGAGCTGGTCGGCTGCAATCTGAGAACGATAAATCTTGAACGCCTGATTGATAGTCACCTTTGGCGCGTCCACAGTGCCAAGAATGGCAGCGGCCTGCATAACCGGTGCACTCGGCGCGAGGATGGTCTCAATGCGCTTAAGGATCTTATCCAGCGGCTCGGAAGCGATTTCCCTTGCCGTATGAAAGGTGAAGCCCAGAGCTTCCACGCGCTTAACTGCAGCGTCGTATTTCGCCCTGGCTTCATCCTTGTCGCCGCCCATGATGAGCGAGGCCCACAGTTCGCCATCAGCCCTTTCCAGCAGATCTCGCTTGGACCGCGCAACGACCAGATCGGTCGTTTGTAGAGACTGTTTGATGATGGGGGAGCGGGAATCGAGCGTCCCGATGTTTCCCGGTACGCGGCGGCGGTAATAGTAAATGCCCCTGATTTTGGTCAGATGACGGTCTGCACTGCTATCGTCAATCCTGCGCCCCAT